TTCACCGCCGACTTCGGGATGGAGGCGCTCCAGTTGCAGGTCGGCGACATCATCGCGCTGACCATCGACCGCTACGGCTGGTCGGCGAAGGAGTTCGAGGTCGTCGGCTGGACCTTCGGCGCCAATGGCGAAGCTGGCGACCTGCGTGTCACGATGACGCTGCGGGAGACGAGTTCTGCGGCCTTCTCGTGGTCGGCGGAAGAAAGCGCCATCACGAGCAACAATAGCAACCTGCCCGATCCATTCGGCGGGCTGACGGTCACGGGCTTGACGGCATCCGGCGGCGGTCGCTTGCAGGGCGACGGCACGTTCATCAACAGCGCGATCCTCGATTGGAACGATGTCAGCAACACCTTCGTCGATTATTACGAGGTCGAATGGCGGGCGACGGTCGATAGCAGCTATGCGGCCACGACGACGGACGAGAGCGGCATCGAACTCAGCCCGCTGATCGACGGCATCTCTTACATCTTCCGCGTCCGCGCTGTTACCATAGCCGGCGTGCGCGGCCCGTGGGCGAGTGTCAGCTTCACCGGAGCCGGAGACACGACGGCGCCGGGGCTGCCGACAGGGCTGTCCGCTCTGGGTGCGTTCAAATACATCACAGTCTCATGGACGAACCCGGCCGACGCGGATTTCTCGCATGTCGAGATCTACGAGAACACGACGAACAACTCGGCCAGCGCGACGTTGGCGGGCATCTCGGCGGGCACGAACTTTGTTCGCAGCGGTCTCGGGCTGACGGTCACCCGCTATTACTGGCTCAAATCGGTGGACTTCAGCGGCAACAAGTCGGCCTTCACGACCGGCGTGAGCGCGACGACGACATGGATCGACGACGGGGACTTCGAGGGCGGCATCCGCACGCTGTTCCAAGATGCCGGGCTGTCGGCGCCTGAGATCGTTTCGAGCCTGCCTTCGTCGGGCAACTTCCAAGGGCGGCTGGTCTTCCTGACGACCGACAACAAGCTATATCGGTGGACCGGCTCTGCATGGACGGCGGCGGTGCCGACTGTTGATTTGACGGGCACCATCAGCGAGGCTCAGATTGCGGCTAATGCCGTCACGACGACTAAGATCGCCAACGCGGCGGTCGAAGAGGCAAAGCTGGCTACTGGCGCTGCGACAGAGGCCAAGATCGCAACGAGTGCCATCACCGAGACGAAGATCTCCTCTAATGCGGTCACCTCTGCGAAGATCAACGCAGGGGCTGTGATCGCAGGCAAAATAGCAGCGGGAGCGGTGCAGGCCGGCAACATCGCGGCTGGTGCCATCGTGGCCGGCGACATTGCGGCGGGGACGATCACCGGCGACAAGATCGCAGCGAACACGCTCACGGCATCCAATATCGTTTCCGGAACGATCACCGCAACGCAGATCGCGTCCAACACAATCACCGCCAGCAACATCGCCGGCAACACGATCACCGGCGACAAGATCGTGGCGAACACGATCACGGGCGGTTTGCTTGCTACCAGCGGGATCATAACGTCGGCGGCGCAGATCGGCGACGCGCTCATAACGAATGCCAAGATCCAGAACGCGGCGGTCAACTATCTGAAAGTTGCCAGTAGGGCGATTACTATCCCGGTTCAAGCGACGGGTGGTGTTCTCTATGGCTCAGGATCGGCTCAATTGGCTTGCTCTGCAACAATCACTCTGCCCGAGGCACAGCCGATCATCATCTGGTGGTCATTCAGCCACAACTACACCAATCAGCCGGAAGTCTGGGGCGTCTATCTAACGCTGAATGGCACGACCATCTTTAACAGAGGCGGAACGGACAACAACACGATGGGCGCCACAGTAGACTTCCCCGGATCATCGCTCGAAGCGACCGGCGTATCTGGGACCAACACCGTCAACCTCTATTGGAAGGGAAGCCCTGGCCTTGATACGATAAGCACAAGACTAGTCATCTCGGGGTTCGTGCGATGAAACCGTTTACCATCTTCGACGCGACTGGAAAGATCCTGCGAACGGGTGTCGCAGATGACATCAGCGTTCAGCCGCTTGATGGCGAGTTCGTCATCGAGGGCGAGGCTGATGTGATGAATGATCGCGTCGTCGATGGCGTGATCGTCAGGAAGGATGTCGCCGAGATCGAGGCGCAGGAAATCACGCTGGCTTGGCGCCAATTGCGCTCGAGGAGGATGCACTTGCTCGCCGCCTGCGACTGGACGCAAGCCGCCGACGCGCCGGTAGACCGCGCCGCGTGGGCCGCCTACCGGCAGGCGCTGCGTGATCTGCCGGCCAACACCGCCGATCCCCGTGATCCACAATGGCCTAGTCCGCCTGCATGAATGGTGATATGATGCCGAGCGCGCGCATCCTCTAAAGGAGACTCCTTCGATGGCTACCTTCAATAAGGTGAACGACTTTGTTAAGAACGCGGTCCACAACATGGACCTCGAGAGTGACCAGATCGTCATCGCCCTGAGCAACACGGCGCCCGGCTCCGAGTCGAGCAACCCGGCTGCCGACGGCAACGGCGTTATCGCCAACGTGACGCAGATCGCCTACACCAACCTGTCGAGCCGCAACGTGACGACGACATCGTCGACGCAGACTGGCGGCACCTACAAGCTGGTGCTGGCCGACATCACGCTGACCTCGACCGGCGGCACGACCGGCCCGTTCCGTTACGTCTACATCTACGACGACACGGTGACGACGCCCGCCGACCCGCTGATCGGCTACTACGACTACGGCTCGAGCCTGACGCTCAACGACGGCGACAGCCTGACGGTAGACTTCTCGGCGGCTAACGGCGTCATCCAGATCGCATAAGGACTGCTCATATGGTCACGTTCGTGAACCGGGCGAAGATGTCCACGGCGACGACGGGCACCGGAACGATCACGCTCGGGTCGGCCAAGGATGGCTACCAGAGTTTCACCTCTGCTGGCGTAGGGGACGGCGAGACCGTCCGCTACGTTGTCGAAGATGGCAGCGCGTGGGAGATCGGTTCCGGCGTCTACACGGCGAGCGGGACGACCCTTTCGCGAACGGTCAGTGAAAGCAGCAACGCCGGCGCGGCGATCAATCTATCGGGGCAGGCGACGGTCTTTCTGACCATCTTGGCAGAGGATCTCGATGTCTCGCTCGATTATGGATTGGTCACGGGCGCTGTCACCCTGACGGATGATTATGGAGGGCTGGTCTGATGGCTCGGCAAATACAATTCCGCCGTGGCACCACGGCTCAACATAGCAGCTTCACCGGCGCCGTTGGCGAGGTGACGGTTGACACCGACAAGGATGTCGTCGTCGTCCACGATGGCTCGACGGCCGGCGGCTTTCCGATGCTGAAGGCGGCCGATCTGACCGCCGGCACGGGCATCAGCATCGCCGGCACGACGATCACGAATACTGCCCCGGATCAAACAGTCTCGCTGACGGCCAGCACCGGGATCAGCGTCTCTGGCACCTATCCCAGCTTCACGGTGACCAACACGGCCCCAGATCAGACTGTCGCGCTTACGGCTGGCACGAGCATCACGATCTCTGGCACCTATCCCAACTTCACGATCACGAACGCCGCCCCGGATCAGACTGTCGCGCTTACGGCGGGCAGCAACGTCACGATCACGGGCAGCTATCCCAACTTCACCATCGCGGCGACGGACACCAACACGACCTACACGGCCGGCACGGGCTTGCAGCTTGTCGGCACCGAGTTCAGCGTCGACTCGACGGTGGTCACCACCAGCGGCACGCAGACACTCACCGGCAAGACGCTGACAGACCCGGCCATCGTCGGCACGATCCTCGAAGATGTCTACACCATCTCCGACGGCGCCGCCTTCGAGATCGACCCCGGCAACGGCTCTGTGCAACTCATCACGCTGGGTGCCAGCCGCACACCGAAGGCCACGAACTTTGCCGCCGGTGAAGCTGTCACGCTGCTGGTCGATGACGGTTCTGCCTACACGCTGACATGGACGGATGCCACATTCGGCGGCTCTGGCGTGGTATGGAAGACGGACGGCGGCGTGGCGCCTACGCTGAACACGACGGGCTACACGGTCATCGTGCTGTTCAAGGTGGCTTCACAGGTCTACGGCGCTCGCGTGGGGGATGCGTGATGCTGAAATCTAAGCTGCTTTCCGCTACGGCGGCGGCTGGTGAACTGCTTGCGATTGAGGACGTGTTCTCGACGTGGCTCTATACGGGCAACGGCTCCACGCAGACGATCACCAACGGGATTGACCTTGCTGGTGAAGGTGGGCTGGTTTGGTTTAAAAATAGACCAACAAACAATACCTATCATGCCCTTTACGACACAGAACGTGGCACTGAAAAATACTTGATGACAAATGTTACATCTGCTGAACAGACGTTTTTAAATAATGGTGTAACTTCTTTTAACGCAGATGGGTTTACTGTCGCAGGGACATCTGATTGGTTTAATGCAAGTGGACAGAATATCGCCTCATGGACCTTCCGCAAGGCCCCGCGCTTTTTTGATGTGGTGACGTATACGGGGAATAGCACAGCAAGGACTATTAGCCATAATTTGGGAGTAACTCCCGGTTGCATAATAGTCAAAGCCTATAGCGGTAGCATATCTGGCTCGCAGAACTGGCCTGTATGGCACAGGTCCATTGCAAATACAGAAGCTTTGTTTCTTAATACAACAGATGCAAAATTTAGTATAGCTTCTGGTTATTGGAACAGCACGTCTCCAACCAGCACTGAATTTTCTCTTGGCGCAGCCAATGCTGTAAATGGCACGGGAATGACCTACGTCGCCTACCTCTTCGCCCACGATCCGCTGGGGCCGTCTGGTGATGGCAGCGATGGGCTGATTGCGTGTGGGAGTTATACGGGGAATGGCTCAAGCAACGGGCCTGAGATTACGCTGGGGTGGGAGCCGCAGTGGATACTTGTGAAGCGCACAGATAGTGCTGACAACTGGTTCCTTGTGGACATCATGCGTGGAATTACGACAAGCGGTGCAGACCCTTGGCTGCTTCCAAACACTTCTGGCGCAGAATCTACAATCACAGATGACTACATTGATGTAACTGCAACAGGCTTCAAGCTCAAGCGATCCACTGGCGAGTTCAATGCCAACGGCGGCACCTACATCTACATCGCCATCCGCCGTGGCCCGATGCGTGAGCCGACGAGCGGGACGGAGGTGTTTGATGTTCAGTTTAACGGTGGTAACGACCCAAGTAGAGCGCCTGTATATCAATCTGGTTTTGTTACTGACATGGCTATTGTTGGGCTGCGCACGGGTGGATCAGTAAACTACCCGTATACCGGCAATCGTCTGATGGGCATCCAAACCCTTGAAACGCACAATACTGATGCTGAAGAGTCTGGTGGGGCAACTTTCCAATGGGACTTCATGGATGGCTTCATTGATTCAGTGCCCAGTGTAATTACAGATACACAAATCGCTTGGATGTTCCGCCGAGCCCCCGGCTTCTTCGATGTGGTGGCGTATACTGGAAACCAAACAAACAGAACTATAAGCCATAACCTTGGCGCTGTCCCTGAAATTATGATTCATAAATCTAGGGATCAGACCGTTAGACATTGGATTGTTTATCATAAAGACATTGGGACATCTGCTGCGCTTTGTCTTGATCTTATAGATTCAACTTCTGGAGTATATTCGGCTGACTACTGGAACGCAACTGCACCCACAGATACTGTATTTAGTCTTGGTTCTGCATATAATGCTACCAACGCAAATAATTCGACCTTCATCACTTACCTCTTCGCCACCCTCCCCGGCGTGAGCAAGGTCGGAAGCTACACGGGCAACGGCTCGTCGCAGACAATCAACTGCGGCTTTACGGGCGGTGCGCGGTTTGTCCTCATCAAGCGGACGGACAGCACAGGCGATTGGCTAGTTTACGACACAGCAAGAGGAATAAATGTGGGCGATGACCCAAGGCTATTTCTGAACAATACCAATGCAGAAGTTTCGGACACAAATTCCATTAACGTCGATGGGTCAGGCTTCAGCGTTAACAACGATGGAAATTTCACGAATGCCTCTGGTGGCTCCTACATCTTCCTCGCAATCGCATAATCAATCCCATCTGAAAGGATCAATCTCATGGGCGACTACAGACACAGAACATCAGGCGAAGTAAAATCGCAGGGCGAGTGGCGTCGGCATCATGCCAACACCTCGTTCCCCCGCGTCTGGACGCAGGCCACGCTGGAAAGCCTCATGCTCGATCCGGTGTTCCCCACGCCCCAGCCGGACACAGGCCCGTATCAGACCGCAGCGCGCGATGGCGTCGAGCAGGACGCGAAGGGCCATTGGGTCGAGCGGTGGACGATCCGCGACATGTTCGCCGACTATACCGACGACGAGGGCGTGACGCATACGAAGGCCGAGCAGGAGCAGGCGTATCAGGCTGGCCTCGATGCAACAGCGGCTACGAGCGTGCGTGCCCAGCGTGATCGTCTGTTGGCAGAGACGGATTGGATCGTCATCATGCACACCGAGAAGGGCACGAACATCCCGGCGGAATGGGAACTGTATCGGCAGGCGCTTCGTGATATAACAGGGCAAGCAGGGTTCCCGCATCAGGTCGA